CCTCCAATAGCACCAATGGCACTTTGGGCAATGGTCTTGATAGCCCTAATGGCACTCGCATACCACCAGGATTTATTAGTTAGGTTGCTCAATTGTAACACCTACTTTCTTAATTTAGTATACCATAATAAAATGTATTTGTAAAGGGGCAAAAGCCCCTTTACTTATAGCGGGGACGGACCTGTGTCAGCAACAGGTTCCTCAGTCACCGTGGGGCTGTTGTATGCCTCTCCGATGTACGTCTGGTACTCCTCCTCGGTAATCTCCCCACTCTCAACGTCTGCCCGTGCCAGGGCTTTCACATCGTCCTGGACACTCGCGGGGATGCTGTCAAAGGTTCTGGCTCCACGCTTGATGGTCCGCCAATAACTGTATGCGATTGCTTTCATCTCTCACCCTCCAATCAGTTCGTAAAGTTCAATCAATGCCTCGTCCTGCGCCTCATTCACTGCCTGCTGTGCCTCGTTAGCTTCGTACAGTTCAATGCAGGTGTCATCCATTTCCTCTATCTGAGAGCGCAGAAGGTCAAGCTCAGTAGGGGCAGGGTCGGGGGTAGGGGTAGGCTCTTCCAGCTCGTACGTGTAGCCGTTTTCCTCACAGTAGGCGGTTACAAAATCCTCGCTGGATTCAATGCGGTTGATGTAATCGCCGTCTTTGTAGATATTGTAAATCAATCGAAACTCCCCCTTGTTCTTGCCGCATAAATGATTGCACACACACCGGAGCCGCCATCACCACCAGCAACATACGATGAACCGCCAGAGACCTTATAGCCCCCGCCTCCGCCGCCACCGCCTCTACTTCCGGCTCCGGCGGAAGTGCTTTCCGTTGCACCTTTTCCCCCGTTTCCACAGAATCCGCCGCCGCCACCTCCACCGCCGCCAGCTGTCCCAGCGCCGCCGTTGCCAAAGTAGCCACCACCGCCGCCGCCTCCTTCGTTGCCATTAGCCCCGTCACCGCCATAGCCGCCGCCACCAGCTTTAGCACCAGAGCCGCCGTTACCGCCATAACCGCCGTCCCCGCCTTTAGTGCCCCCAGATAAGCCAGTGATTGAAATATTCGTGTATAGAACCGAAAGGTAAATGGAGATAGGGTCAGTGAAGATGGAATTCGCTTTTGCTCCGCTTGCCGCAGTTACGCCTTTACTGCTTGAACCTCCACCACCGTAGGTACCACCAGAGCCACCGGAGCTATCATAGCCGCCGCCGCCACCTCCACCATAGGTGTCACCAGCGCCGCCGTCCCCGTAATAGCCGCCACCTCCACCAGCGTTACCGTCCCCGCCGTTACCACGTGCATTAGCTTTGCTGGTTGACCCGGTGATGTAATATTGCCCACCTTTACCACCACTAGCAGAAACTAAGTCCCCAAACTTAGTTGTCCCGCCATCTGACCCGTCTTTTCCTGCGGCACTTCCACCACTCCCGCCAGCACCAATTACGATACTATATTTTTCACCAGCGGTTACTTTGACGGTAGCTCTCTTGATATAGCCACTTCCGCCTCCGCCGCCGCCGTAGAAACCCGAGCCAGAAAACGATGTTGCAGTGCCGCCGCCACCTCCACCGCCACAGCAGATGACAATAATTTCATCATCCAGAACATCATCCGGCACTGTAAACGTCCCGGATTCTGTAAATTCCAGGTATCTAAGGTTGAACGTCCCGGAAAAAGTCTTATCCAGAAGTTTACGAATTGCATCATCAACCGTTTCGCTTTCGTCATCGCTCACAGACCCAAACAGCTTTTCAACGGTGTCGTTGGTCAGAAGAGTCTCCTTGTTCAGTGGGGTGCCAGTCTGTTCCGGTTCGTCCGCCACTTGAAGATGGACGTATTCCTCCGTCCCATCGCTATGGATCAGTTTAACCCGTCCAGGGTCAGTTGGGATTCGGTCTTTCAATAGTACCCCTCCATTTCATTTGCCGTAATCATGTCACTATAAATAACCACAGAGGCAAGCCTATCAGCCAAATCATAGATTTCGGCCTTTCTCTTTATGGAATATTCATGCTCGTCCAGAATAGCTTGCTCTATTTGGTTTGCGCCCGTGTAGGTCAATTTGTTCATAGTGCTTGGCAGTTTCCACGTTTGCTCCATTTGGTTAACCACACGGGTAATTGTTTCCAGATAGGTTTTCAACTGCGCCGCTGTCGGTTTCTCACTCCGCCCCCAGGAATTCATGGCAATATCAGCAATAGACTCATCTATTTTAGGGTCTAACTTTTCAGACATTGATACGTGTAGATTGTTAAGGTATGCTTTAATGTCAATGCTTAACTGTTTCAAGTATCCTGCAAGCCATTTCGTAGCATCACTAACTCGGTTCATGTCAGACATATTGTAAGACCCCTTGCTGTTTGCAAACAATACGGAAATTCCCTCAACGGTCATACCTGACTGCATCAACAGCCTTACGTCTGTAATGTCTTTCAATGTTCGGTCTGTAATCAGTTCAAGTAAGATGGTTTCATCAATCTCGGCTTGATTGATCGAGACAGCTACCTTTGCGCTTTTGAAATCCCCATCGCTAGGGGTGGAGTAAACCACTATACCGGAGAAGTCTCCGTTTTCAGTCGGTGTACCAGAGATAACCCCGCTGTCATTGATGGACAACCCAGCCGGAAAACCCACAAGAGAAAACGTGCTACCACTGATAGGGTTGGTTACGGTCACGGTAACACTGGTAAGTGCTACCTTTGCCTTACCTGTAATGGCGGGGCAGGTAATAACAGGCTTGTCCCAATCTGCAATAGACACGCTCACGCTGTTGCTCTGGTATGTGTTGCCGTCCGGGGTGGTGTACGTTACCACCACCGTATACATCCCCGCCGTGGTAGGAGTCCCAGAGATAACACCCGTTGAACTGTTGATACTCAAGCCAGCCGGGAGACCAGTAGCCGTGAAGGTGCTACCAGTAACGGGGTTTTCAACGGAAGCGGAAACGCTCAGGCTTTCCCGTGCCTTTCCGCTGAATGTAGGCAATGTTACTATAGGTTCGCCAATAGTTCCGGTTACAAAACCAGCGGTAAACGTACCAGACCCGGAATTGTAAAGGTACTCTTTGGAAACCTCATCATATAGACAGGCAACCCCATCTTCATCAAGGGCAGGGTAGTAGTTGTGAATCAGGGTTTCATTGTCGTAAATCTTAAAGTAATAGAGCTGACCAGTTCCTCTATAGTATTTCGATGTATAGGTTGGAATTTCCAGGATTAAGAGGTTGTTATCGCAGGAAAAACTTCCTGTAGCGTGGGTAACAGTTATGTTGTTGATTGTTGTAACATTTTTGTTCTTGTCGATATCTGCGTTGCCATCTGTCGTTGTGATTGTCAGTTCGTCCCCACCAAGATAATCGGAGTACCAAGTCGTTACACCTTGGCACCATAGGTTAAACCCATCCGTTTTACTCGTTGCATTGGTACCGAAAATCTTATAATAGTTGCTCCCGCTAGTTATCGTGTTTTTGAACTTGCACACAACCCGTGTATTTTGGTTCGGCTTATACCCCGTATCAAAATACTGTGTCCCGCTGGACTGGATATACTCAACGTATTTCTCAATGGTAAGTTCCGGGCCAGCGGTAAAGTCTCCGGTCCCTGCATTCGCATAGAATACACCATTTACCCTGTCATACAAGCCCACAACACTTGAGGGATTCATACATGGTACATAGTCTCTAACCAGCGTGTCCCCATCATAAAGCCGAAGCGAGAAAATCTTCGTCATAGAAAACTGGTTTGCAGTACCAGTTTTGTTGTATGCAAACACATAGAGAGAATAGCTACACGTTGCCGCCGTTGTAGTTGCCGTATAAGTACCATCAACAGTTGTTAGAGTTGCTGTTTTGTCAACGATATGACGGTCAGTCATGCTGATTGATGTACTCATGTCAACGGAGTTTGTGCCATTCGTTCTAAATACGGTTGCGCTATACTTTCGGAACGAATACTGACCAGCTACGCCAAATATAACCCGGTTCGTGCTATCAACAGAAGCAAGCTGAAAATCACACACTGCCCTTGTATTTGCGTCCGGTATAACCCCGGTGTCAATGTATTGTGTCCCGCTGGACTGGATATACTCAAGCCGTGTATAACCGACTGGTAAGCCCATTAGGTCACCCCCTCACTTAGCTCCGCATCTGGGTCAGCCCAGTAAATGACTACACACCCGGTTGCTCCATTTGATGATGGGTTGTATCCAAGACTACTACTAGGCCCAACAGAAATGACGTATTTCTTCTCCCCGTCAACATTTACTGGGACATTCGTCTTTGTATATGCAACCGTGTTATCATCTAATGGTATGGATTGATAAGGCGAACTACTGCTAACACTATAACCACTTGCCCCACGTCCGCCATCTCCAGAACCACTTAATGGTTCCGCTACGCCACTGCGCCCATAAGAGTCACCGTTGGAGATATCCGTATACCCATAGGTGTAGAATTTACCATTTTCCGTTGAGAACGAGTATGCAGTAGTCGGGTCACTGGTTTTCTTCCCGATGTGAATTGGGATTGTCATACCTGCATTTACATTGATTGTCTCAGCGTAAATTTTACCACCGGAGCCGTCGTACCCCATTGTGCCGGAGTAGCAATTGAATGTTTCAATTTTTGTAATATATTGATATACCTCCGGGGGAATGGCTACTGTACTCCCATATTCCTCCGTGACTTCGTAGCCAGACTGTCCAGCACCCAGGTCATACGTGATTCTTAGGCTTGCAGTCGGCAAAGTGCCAGCCGTCCCGTCATACCCATGCCCAACCAGAATCATCCGTATCTGTGTCACGCCGTCCGGCACCGTCCACGTAGTATCCTCGGTGAATTTCACCCGGTTCTGCCACAGGAAAGAGCCGTCAGCCTGTAGTAACGTGGAGTCGCAACCCTGTAACACGCCGTTGTTGAACGTGAACGCTTGGGAGACTCTCCGCCCGGTGGTTGCAGAAGATTCGTTGAGCCACACCGTATCCACGTCCCCAATCTCACTCACCATATCGCCCCGGCCTGTTGTGTCCAGTTCGTTGCCACCCATCGTGGCCAAAATCAGACGAGCTGCCGCCAGGGCTTGGGCTTTGGTATGGAGGAAGGGATTCTTAACTTCCACCGTGGCAGAAGCCGCCTGACTGTTACCAGAAATGATGTAGGTTTCCGTTTCACTCCCGGTGTATTCATTGTAGAGATAAAACGTGACATAGGCCACGTCATCATTGGCTTTCATCACGGGGTAGGCCTCCATGTTGTCCAGGGTCAGCTTGTTCCCCTCGTTCCACAACGGTTCCGCTGTCAGATAACCCGTGGAGTTGTCCGCACGGGGCCACGTCCCGGAAGCCATGCACACGTAGCGCAGAAGGTCCCCGCACTTGATCTCCGCCACGTCATCCGCCTGACAGGTCAGCGCCGTGTCAGCATAGTCCGGGTCAACGTGGTAACGCTCCCCGAAATTCGTCCCCAGCTGAGCCGCAATGCTTTGTATCCAGCCATCAAGCGTAGTAGGCAGGGTGTCCGGTGGAATGTACTGTCGATCAGCCAGCAGGCCGATGATGTCCACCAGGTACCACTCCATGGTTATGCCATTATCACCCGTAGTCCAGCCGCCGTTGTATTGGTAGTACGTCCCCACGTGTTTGTAATCCACGTTGCCGTCCTCCAGCTCCACGCCAATATTCACGTCGATACCCTGTCTGGCCTCGATGGACTGGAAAACGCCGTCCTTGCTTCTCGGCTCGAATCGGCGGTCAAGGTTGTCCATCTTGAGAGTGCAGGAACCATAGGGGAGACTGGTGCAGGCAATGTTCGCCTGTTGTTGGATGTCGAACGATGCGATCATGTCACCCGTCCATGTCTCATAAACACCGGGGATAATCTCAGGGATACGGCATCGCCGATAGGGCAGGCTCCACCGTGTCACGGTAATCTTGATGGTGTCGGGGTAGTACACCGTGAAATGTTTGATGTCCACGTAGTTATCCGTGTTGTCGGTGACAGTCTCCGTGTGGTAGCTGGTGCCGCCCTGGTAAATGTCCACGGTAAAATCGCAAGGCACCCCGTCATAGTCGTTGTCCGGGAAGTAAATGGAACACGCCTGCAAAATATCCACGTTGGAGAACGTGATTTGGCACCATTGAGGGGTGTCAAACGTGCCATCCGCACCACTGAGAGCCGTGCTAGTGAAAGCCGCATTGCCCATTTCGTATTCGTCCAGAGGAACAAAAGAGCCGTCCAGTAACCAACGGTTTTGCTCCAACGTGATATACCGGGAATCCTGCTCCAGCACCTTGTCCCGAAGCTGAGTCAAATCAGAGAAAGACTCAGCCCCGGAACTGGAACCCTCGCCCCAAGTCAGGTCGGGGTCGATGATGTTGACCACAGTCTTTAACAATATCCGCCTAACATCCCCAGTAATGGCAACCTTGTAGGAGTCACTTGCTTTAAGCATGAGGTTTCACCTCTCTTAAAGAAATAGAGATGTTTTTCCAATAGATAGCACCGTCACGGTCCGTAAAAGCATATTGCGGTATACTAAAGTCCGTACAGATGAACTGTGATACCTGTTTATCATCCTCGCCAGGTACAAGAAATTGAACCTGGATAGAACTACCCTTCCTAGCAGAAGCTAGGAAGGATTTAAGCATTTCATTATCAATGTATGGGTACTCATACTCAATGTGATACACAAGCCCACGTTGCTCTTTCACCATGCGCCCGGAAATCATTTCAACGGTTTCGTTAAGTTCTTCCTCTGTGCAAGAGTAGCTACCTTCACCCCCGTAAGCTTCCGGGTAAGAGGTTCCGTCCATGACTAACTGTGTGGTATTTGTAATCATATTGTAACCTCCTTAAATAGCTTCCGGGGTTGCTTTAGACACGGTTCTGAAATCGGGTAGTATCGCACGTGCGAACTTTTTACCATTTATGTTCAGGTTGACGGACAAATCACCGGAACCCATACCAGTCGTTAGGGCGGAAATGGCATTAAGCAGATCACCCGTTTGCTGTTTGGTGTACACAGTTTCGCCCTCATGCAGTTGGGCCACCATGTCACGGGGGACATAATCAATGCCACTTGCAAACGTGCCACCCGGACCACTGCCAGTACGACCGCTATAGGCCGCAGATGAAACACCACTTGCCGCAGACTTAGCCTCACTGAATTTTGATTTAATCCAGCTTACCTTTTCCTCAATCCACCCTGTAATCTTGGACCAAATTGCCTTAAAACCATCTAGTAGGTTGTTAAGAGCATTACTACCTGCATTATACAGGGAAGGCCCAAGGGTTGTAACCTTATTAACAATTTCGTCTTTGGCAGTGCTGAACCAGGTGGTAATCTTTGTCCAAACCTCACTAAAGCCCTCTTTAATCTTGTTGAAAGCTGTAGTAGCCGCTGTTTTTAGCTTACCCCCGATGTTAGATAGGGCAGTATGCAGAGCGTTAAGGAAGTTACTGAACGCAGTCTTGATACCATTCCAGATGTTCTCAGCCGTGGATTTAATGGAATTCCAAACAGTGGTAAAGGCTGTCTTAATAGCATTCCAGGCCGTAGTAGCCGCTGTCTTGATGCTGTTCCACAGATTAGAGAAGAAAGACGTGATACCGGACCATATTGCCTCTCCTGTGGCTACTATGCCGGACCACAACCCAGTTAGGAAACTACTTAGACCCGTCCAGATGGATACAGCCGTGTCATAAACCGTTGTAAAGAAACCAACCACAGCATCAACAAATGTCTGTACTATGGTTTTCATAGCATCCCACAGAGTCATCCAAAAGTTACGGAAACTCTCGCAGTTGTTCCACAGGTAGATAAATGCGGCAACCAGAGCGGCAATAGCGGCAATGATAACGATAAACGGGTTTGCAGCAAATACCTTAGACAAGGCACTAAACGCCGTTGATGCTTTCTTAACTGCGTCTTGTATCTTACCAAAGGTTGTTATCATTTTCCCTACTTGGGTGATAACACCACCAATAATCAATAGCACCGGACCCACAGCCGCCGCAATTAGCCCAAATGTAACAATAGCTTGCTTTGCCCCATCGGACAACCCATTGAATTTTTGTACTAAGGTTGTAATAAAGTCGGCTATGGAGCGTATCATAGGCATTAAGACCTCACCAATGGAGATAGCCGCACCCTCTAAAGCAGACTTTAGCTGATTAACAGAACCTTGTAGGTTGTCCTGCATAGTATCAGCCATACTTTCAGCCGCACCATCACAGCCATAAATAGCATCGGTCAGTTTGGCATAGTCCTCATCAGAAGCCTGAATAATTGCCAGCATACCAGACATGGATTCTTTGCCAAACAAAGTAGAAGCCGCCGCTGTTAATGTGGCCTCGTCCAGGTCACCCATATTAGCTCTCAGGTCATCCATGACCTCGCCTAATGATTTCATGGAGCCATCAGAATTTGTCAAGCTGATATTATACTCATCCATGACCGCTTTCATGGATGCGGTTGGGGATGCTAGGTTAGACAGGGCCGTTTTAAGCGTTGTACCAGCCTGAGAACCCTTGATACCTGCATTTGCCATTAGACCAAGGGCTATAGACGTGTCCTCAGCCGTATACCCCAGCGCACCAGCGACAGGGGCAACATACTTGAAGGATTCGCCTAGCAGGGAAACATTGGTGTTTGCGTTACTTGAAGCCGCCGCCAGAACATCTGCAAAGTGGGAGGAATCGGAAGCAGACATACCAAAAGCGGTCAAGGCATCAGTTACAATATCAGATGTTGTGGCTAGGTCCTCGCCAGAAGCCGCCGCAAGATTCATAACGCCGGAAATACCATCCAGCATATCCTCAGTTTTCCAGCCTGCCATTGCCATATAACTCATAGCATCGGCGGCCTCAGATGCGGAAAATTGAGTAGTGGAACCCATTTCTTTTGCCTTGTCCCTCAGGGCCTCCAGGTCATCCCCAGTAGCCCCAGAAATAGCCGCCACGCTAGACATGGAGGTATCAAAATTTGAGGCCGCTGTAACCGCCGCTGTACCCACTGCAACCAGTGGGGCAGTCACCCCAAGTGTTAGGGTTTTCCCCGCACTGGTGAGGGTCTTACCAACCGCCGTAAATTTGTCAGCGGTGGTAGCAGTATCGTCCTGGAAAACTTTCAGGTTGCCCGTTGCGGATTTGATACCAGATTCAAAACCAGAGGTATCGAGCATCAAATAGCCTACAGCGGAACCAACATCTATTGCCATACCCTCACCTCCTTAGTCGTACTGTGAATAGATGTCAGAGAAGGTCTTATAGTTCTGGTTAAACTGTATTTCTTCCCCAGCATCTAGTCTACTCATAATTAAATGACACGCCTCATCAAAACAATAGGCGGCATAGGATTCTTCAACCCCTATCACCTCAGATGGTAGCTTTCTGTACCTCTGTGCCACCCCCAGCACTCGCATTATCTCCGGGCTCGACACGAAAGTTATCCAGCGCCTTGACCCCCTGCTGTGCATAGTTAAAGATAAACATAAATTGGTCATCGGTGAGCCGAATACCCGCATCCTTAATATCCTGGTAAGTAGGCTCGAGGAAACAGTCCTCACAAAACACGTCCAGAACGTCAAAAAGGTCCTTTAGTGCAGACTTATTCTTAGAATCCACACCTTTACCCGAAAATAAACCATTTGCCGTGTTAAGCAGGGAATTAGGGATTTTGCCGTGTTTTGCTAGGTCCAGCATAGAGGGACGGCGTAGACGGGCCGTGAAGGGCTGACCCTCAGCAAAAGGGGGCAGGTCCACAATCTGACCCTCTGCATAGCTGGATAATTGAGTTAGGCTAGTGATTTGTCTTTCCATCTGTTACCTCCTTTAAGAGCTTGCCTTTGGTAGCTTACCAGCCCCAATATAGCTAATCTTGTAGGGAGGTTCACCAGTCTTAGGAGCGGAGTTAATGGTATATTCAGGGGCACGGAAAGCACCATCCTCAGAACTAAAGCCCACGGGAACACCCTGACAATTAGGGTAGGTAATGCACTCATACCCGGTAATGATACCAGCGGCATCATAAATGGAGGAATAGGCTTTCAGTTCACAGGGGGTACCCTTATCGTCAGAGCCTGCCACAGGGGGCGCATAACTAGCCACACCAAAGCCTTTGTCCTCATCGCCCTCAGTGGTCATACCTTCGTCAGTCCAATACTTAACAGTACCACCCTGGAGGATAGTTACCAGTTCAGGGTTGAACACATTATCAGTTAGGGTGATAGTGTTACCCGTAACCGTAGTAGTGCTAGGCTTCTGGGAAATAAGTCTACCCTTAACCACCAGCTTAATAGCGTCCTCAGTCTCAGACTGTACACTAATAGAAATCTGATTAGCCGTGTCCAGGATAATCTCAGTTTCAGAGCCTTCCGGCTTGATGGTCACTAGAGCAACGTCAATCGTGGGAATTTCATGACCTTTTTTAGTTGCCATATTGTTACCTCACTTTCTTACACTTTTCTATAATTGTAATACTGTACGCTTATCATATGGGCATCCACAGTATCATCATAAAATGATGCTGTTTCAAATAGCACGGGCTTTATCATAGGTTCTAGCCCTTTCATAATACTCTTAACCTTAGAAACATACTCTTCCAGCTTTGTAAATTGGTTCTTAGGGACATAACACATGACATCATATAGTGTTCTTGTGGTGCTGAACTGGTTATATTGTGTAGTACCAGCATCTTTGACCACAACATAGGGGGCTTTACATTCCCCCTCTTTCTGTGCTGGGGTGTAAACATCAATCCCGTTGTCAGCTAGGTGAGCGTAAATGTCCTTGTATCGTGTAGTTTCCACAAGATTCAACCCCCTAGCTTAGACATTAGGGTCTTAAAACCCGGCAAAATTTGACCCTGACCCACGTTCTGGATGGTTTCTGGAATGATTGCATACCGCTTACCATTCGCAAGTTCCAACCACTTGCCATAATCAACACCGTGGGCAAGTTCAATCTTGTAACCATTGGCATATTTCATAGAGGTTGCGGTCAGGCTTGCTCTTGCTCTGCCCGTCTGGTTCTGCCATCGGGCATTAGACCGGGCATAGTTTTGTAATTTTAGGGCACTGGTTTCAGCATACATGGACACGGCGGAGTCTAGCTTGCTCTGCATCCCCTCTAAGCCACTCATTAGGGCGGAAATGTCAAACTTTATGCTATTGCTCACACCACCACCTCCAAACTTATGTCAAGAGCAAGATTAAATTCACCCGGATTAGTCACACCGGAAACATTATACACCTTGTCATTGATTGTAACCTTATCACCCTGCTTAATGTCCTTGGCCTCATCGTACAGGGCCAGGATAAACGGGGAAGTCTTATCTTGCACAGAAGCGGCATCTGTCCCAGTTACTAGAATGTGTTCCGTTGTTTGGTGGAACACCCCATGAATTACCGTAACAGATACCGCCCCCGTCGGCTCTTTGAACTTGTCTAAAATCTCACGCTCAAAATTATAGATCTCCCCGTTGGTCCTAACCAGCCTCTTTAGCTTGTTTAGCTCAAACTTAGGGGTTTTCATCTTGCACCCCCAAGGGTCCCAGAATTAGAAGGTCTATACATATTTGCAAGCCGTCTGAAATACTGGGAGCTGTCAGCCGTGGTCAACCCAGAGATAGTGAGTGTGGTGTTCTCAGCCTTGATTAGCAAGCATTGATAGGCAGTGTTGTAAATGTTACCATCATTTATAGATAGGTAGAAATCTAATTCCTCATCTGTAAAGAACGGTACATCACTTTCTCGTAGTATCAACTTTAGGCTATTAAGGTCTGCCATAGGCTCCACCCCTTACCCTTGCTTCTCAAGAATCAGGTCCTTTAGTTCCTGCTTAGACTTCCCACTGGCAGGAATCCCAAGGTTACTTGCTACTTCACGTAACTCTCTTAGGCTCCATTCGGAGATAGGCTTTTCAATAAGCTCTTCTACTTCCTCTTCATTTTCTTCTAAACCCACAACCTCGGTTTCCTCTACTTCCGGGGTGTTGGAGGGGGCCTCTTGGCCCACCTCCTCACCCTGAACAGGAGAATAACCCATGGATTTGTAAATGGAGAAATAGGCACCATCGCTTACTGTGACCCTATGCTTGCCATTACAAATCGTAACCATAGGACCCTCCTTACTTCACATCTGCAATGAAAATCTGGTCAGCGGCCTCAAAGGAGGGCAGGGACACCATGGAAACCTTGGTCTCCACATTCACAGGGTCAGACTTCTCCATGGTCGTGACCGCAACACCCGTATCAGTGATAGCCACGTTGGACACGTTGGAGCTTTGCAGGTCGGACTCTTCCGGGGTGGTGCCGAACCAGGTAAAGCCCAGAGAACCAGTGGGGAACAGGACAAAGGTATCCTCAGGGATATAACGCACGGTTTGACCCTGGTCATTGGTGTACATCTTAGTATAGACCACAACCTCTAAACCCAGCTCATCTTGCAGGAGAGCCTTAACACGGGAATCAGAAGGAGTAACAGTACCGTTACCCATGACGTAAATCATCTTGGAGATAGCAGTATTGTTCTTGATATTGTTCCAGACCTTCTGACCGCACACAGCACGGGTAGGACGAACACCAGTGTCAGCCTCAATCAGGTCCTGCCACTCATAGATATCCTTAAGGATGTCAGCGCTCTCACGGGTATTCCAGCTAGTGGAAGCAGTACCCTTGTGAGTCTCAGGAACGCCATAGTCATAGGTATAGTTCTGGCCATTTGCAACAATAGCAATGGAGCCGGTAGTCAGGGCCATCATACGCATCATTTCACGGCGCACTCTAGCACCCTCCAGAAGTCTCATCTCATCATCAAAGACCCGGTTCATAATGCTGTCAATGTATGCCTGGTTGCCAGTCTCCAGCACCATATTTAGCTGTTGTCTCAGCTCTTCATCAATGTAGGTACTTTCCTTGAAGAAGGGCATCTCAGCGGAAAGCCGTTCAAAGCCGATTCTTGCACGGGGGACCACACCGACATCAAATGCAGAGGGCTTGAGGACCACGGGGGCACCCTTGCTACCCTTAATCCACTTAATATCAAGGCCCAGCTTCTTCTGGTTGGTCCACAGGGTTTCACCCAGATAAGGGGGTTGGCCCTGGGTGAAGGTCTCCCAATAAGCAGTGACTTCCGGGGCCTTAACTAGGTCGAAAATATTAGGCATTAGTCATCTCTCCTTTCTTAGTCTCTCAGAAGGTAAATCTTACCATCTAGGGCAGTCTTGGCGGCGGTTGCCAGGGTTTGAGTTGCGCTGTCAAGTCTGTCAAGGTTGACAAAACCCCAAATTAACAGGGTACCATTGGCGGTGCCGTCAGTAATGTCAACATCATGCAGTAGCACACCAGTGGGGGTATCACCCGCCTTGAAAGCGGTCGAGCGGTCCGCTAGGTCCCCGGCCAGGGGAGTACCCGCCTTGACAATCTTTCTACCGTCCTCAGTGACAGAGGTG